CGCTACCCGGAAACTATTAAGTGAGCATAAATACTAGATCATGGATAAATTAGTTAACGCATTAAAAATAGCATTCGCAAGTGAATTCAGTTTTTATCTGAAAGCACACAACTTCCATTGGAATGTTGAAGGCATACACTTTGCAGAGTTACATGACCTGTTTGGAAACATCTACGAGGAAGTGTACGCCAGTATAGATCCATTTGCAGAAAACATACGCAAACTAAATGCCTATACTCCTGCCAGTTATGGACGATTCAGCATGCTGAGTCAGATCGACGACGAAGCACAAATACTGCCACCCGAAGCAATGCTGGCAGAGCTGTTAGCCGACTCGGATAAAATGACCAAACTACTAAAATTGACTTTCGACATAGCCACTGCTGCAGGCGAAGATGGTCTAGCCAACTTCCTGGCAGAGCGCATGGATGCACATCGTAAACATTCATGGCAGTTGAGAGCCACATTGAAATGAGTTGCCCCACACACTTTGTAGCACAGTGTAAATTCTGGCAAAACTATGCTATTATCAGCTTGATTATAGTAGTAGTATCTGCCATGGTACTTGAACTCAAACACTTTACCGGCTGGGACTTTGCTGTCAAGATATTTGTTGTATGGGGAACAGCAACCTGTGTGATCTGGTGGACATGGGTCATGAAAAAATTATACGATATAGCGCACTGGTGGCTTGAACTACATCATCATATGAACACCGCCACTCAACTACTGCACGAAACCAAAGCAGACATCAAAGACATTAAGAGATTATCTGCACCTGCCAGTTAATTCTTAATGCGGCATAATGGGAGCCTGCATGCGAGATCTTACACTTAGTACAAATCAATTTAATCCAGAAGGATACTGGACCAATTCGATCGGTAAACTGGTGTTCAAGCCCACTGTGGATGACCTAGCACTGTTTGATCAGAATGGCTATGACCTCACTGATCTAGAAAAAGAATTTGCTGGTGCAAATGAAAGCACACCCAAGCCACATCGCAGTCATCGTACAGCACTAAAACAAGACTGGTTTACACAGGAAGAAAAACTAGAAGGTGCTGTGCTGAATCACAGTTTATTATTTGAACGCAAAGGCTACCGAGAAGGTGCGCTGTCACAACTACGCTACTGGGCCACAGACCTTCCACGAGTAAATCAACTGTGTGCAATACGTCCCAAATGGGGACTAGATTTTAGCATGGACTATGTAGATCGAGACAGCAATGCATTTGAAATACTGCACTGGGAATACGATTGTTTTGATTATGCAGAAGCCGCAGAAGTAAAAGAAACTGTACAGCCAAAGCTAAACAGCATAGACTGGGACGATGCGGCACAGCAGTTGCTTAAACGCAAGGATGAGTGGCATGGGCTGGACTTCTTTGCACAAAGTGACTGGAAGTGTAACTACTTCCGCATAGCAAAAGAACGTTTTAAAATGGTGATATGGAAATGAAAATAGTATACATACACGGTGCCAGTGCAACCGGCGAGAGTTTTAACTATATTAGATCACAGATGCCTGGCGACGATATTGTACTAGAATATGACAGTCGTAACGGATTTGATAATAACCTAGACATCATGATTGAACAACTTGAATCAGTAGATTCAATATTTTTTGTCTGCCACAGCCTAGGTGGTATCTATGCATTGCATATTGCAGACTATTACAGAGATCGTGTGCAAGGTGCGGTCACACTAAGCACACCCTATGGTGGTGCAGAAATAGCAGATTACGCCAAGTATTTTTACTTTTTTAGTCGATTACTCAAGGATATTGGTCCAAGAAGTGCGCCTATGACACAAGCAGACAAAATTAACATAACATGGCCTTGGACCAACATTGTTACTACCAAGGGATCTGCACCATGGATTATTGAGCCCAATGATGGTGTGGTTACACTCAGCAGCCAACGTGCTCATAAAGATATGGAATTGGTTGATGTTGACTATAACCATTACGAAGTAGTACTTGCGCCATCCATCGTTGAAATAATACGTGCTCGTTTACCTCAATAAATATTAGCATGAACCCACTCTTATATACTCTAGTGGTAACCCATATCACTATTGTATGTGTTACCCTATTCCTACATCGTAGTCAAGCACACCGTGGAGTAACATTCCATCCTGCGATCTCACATTTCATGCGTTTTTGGCTATGGTTAACAACAGGCATGGTTACTAAACAATGGGTAGCCATACATCGTAAACATCACAGATACAGTGATGAGCCAGGAGATCCGCATAGCCCGCACGTATACGGTATATGGCGTGTGTTTTTTAAAGGAGCATTGTTATATCATGACGCAAGCAAAGATAAAGCTATGGTTGATTCATATGGTGTTGGTACTCCTGATGATTGGATTGAGCGCAACCTATACACTGCTCACTCCAGACTTGGCATTGGCATTCTCTTTTTGTTCAACATCATCGTCTTTGGTTGGGCTGGCGCCATAATTTGGGGCATACAAATGATATGGATTCCGTTCTGGGCCGCGGGAGTTATCAATGGAGTTGCACACTGGTGGGGGTATCGCAATGGTGAAACTAAAGATAAAAGCAGAAATATTATGCCTTGGGGCATTCTTATTGGCGGTGAATGCTTGCACAATAATCATCATCTGGAACCCGCAAATCCTCGTCTCAGTCGCCGCTGGTTTGAATTTGATATAGGTTGGATGTATATCAAGATACTCGAAAAGCTAAGGTTAGCAACTCTCCGATCCTAATAAATACTGTGTAACATCAACTAAATCAGCAGTATAAAACTGATTCCGTCAATAATAATAATGAAACAGGAATCAACCAGGGATGGATCCACTAACACTGTTTGCCCTTGCAAACGGAGCAGTTTCTGCTGTAAAGGCAGGCTGTAAACTATACAAGGACATCAAGGGAGCAGCAGGAGACGTTAAGGGCGTACTCAAGGATCTCGACGACCAATTTAACAAAGCTCATCCCCCAGATCGACCTCCTACTGTTGAACAGAAAAATCAATTCATACGAGAAAAAAATCGTGTAATAGATCTAAACAAACGAGATGGCGAAACCACTGGTATATATCAAGAGATTGGTAACCACCTAGGCGCCTACTACGACAACTACTACAAGTGCCTGGCTGTGTTTGAAGAAGAAGAACGCCGTGCTCACACAGAAGTTTATACAGGCGAAGATAGTCTAGGCAAACGTGCTCTCCAACGTGTGCTCATGCGCAAACAGTTAGAAGCCATGAGCGTTGAGTTGCGTGAAATCATGGTGTATCAATGCCCTCCAGAGCTTGGCGCTTTGTATACCGAAGTAGAAGCCATGATGAAAGAGATGGGCAAAGAACAAGCAGTGCTAATTTCTCAACAGATGCAAAGACAGGCCGCAGATAAAAGGCGCCGCCTAGCGAAAAAAAGACAAATGACTCAGGACGCAATATTAGGCGCTATTGCATTTTTTTCTATTCTTATAGTATTTTATATGGGTGTTGTGGTTGTTGATCTGCGCATGGAAAAATACCCTGAGCTCGGTACCTGTGCTTTCCCCAAAGGAACTTGGGTCTACGAAAAATGGACCAATACTATCTGGGCAACATGTAGGTAATCACCGGAGATATATGATGTCTGATGAACAAGACGAATTTAAAAAGAAACTGGAAGCACTAAAGCCCAAGAAAAAAATAGATGTTGCCGAAGGATTACTTGACAACGCTAAGAGCTACGAGGGCAAAGTATTGGCTATTCAGATCATAGCAGATAGAGAACTGAAGAGAACTGTGTTACTGTTTAAAAAAATGCTTGAACCTATACCGGAAGTTATAGAAAAAAAAGAACCACCAAAGCCACCTCCACCTCCGCTAAAGAAAAAAAGTTTCTTTGGTAAAAAATAATCATCCGTACCTCTTGCTTTCAGTGTAAGTATAATGTACAATTTGTTTTTATTAGGAGATCCTATGTCAGCTCGTATGTTCGGCTCAGCAGAAAAAGCCAAGCTCACTCAATTAATCAACGAAGGTATGCAGGTCATGCAAGAAGTTGACACACTCAATGAAGGTCTTAATGACACAATCAAGGCCATTGCAGAAGAACTGGAAATCAAGCCCGCTGTGCTCAAAAAAGCTGTGCGTGTGGCACACAAGGCCGAACTAGGCAAGCACAATGCAGATCACGAGGAATTGAACACCATCCTTGAAACAGTGGGCAAAACACTTTGACCGAAATATTAAGTGGAACCGCTAACTGGATCAAGGAAGATTACAAAAGCGATAGGATTCGTTTTTGCTTTGAGGTCCTTGCTTGGGCTATATCTATTGGCTGCTCTCTCACTATGGCCCTCACCGTGCCTAATCCACCCCTTCTTTACATGTACCCTGTTTGGATTACAGGCTGTGCTATATACGCTGGGTGTGCTTATAGTCGCGGTTCCTTTGGTATGCTGGCCAATTACATACTTCTTACCACAATCGACTCAGTAGGTTTGGCAAGAATGTTAATGCAATAAATAATTTTGTCACGCCGGACATGAAACGGCAAGTAGAGTAAGTGTAAGCTCGAAGTTACACATGGAGAAATTATGAGTTATGTAGACGCTCTCTACGATCGAGCTAAAGATCGTATACACGTGGTAGAGCGTGTGAACGGCAAGAGGGAGTACAGAGAATTCCCAGCTGAGTATATTTTTTACTACGATGACCCCCGCGGCAAGTTTCGCACAATCTACGACACACCTGTTAGCAGGTTCCACAGCCGCAACAACAAAGAGTATCAAAAGGAAATTCGTGTCAACTCAGGCAAACGCATCTGGGAAAGTGACATCAATCCTATTCACAGGTGCCTTGAAACCAATTACTTGAATTCCACAAGCCCGAAACTACAAACATGCTTCTTTGACATTGAGGTGGACTTTGATCCACTACGCGGATTTAGCAAGCCCGAGGATCCGTTCAATGCTATCACTGCTATCAGTTTATATCTAGACTGGATGGAAAAACTTATTACCTTGGTCATTCCACCCAAGAGCATGAGCTGGGAAACTGCACAAGAGATTTGTGATCAGTTTGATAACTGTTTCTTGTTTGAACGTGAAGAAGATCTTTTAAATAGTTTCTTAGACCTAATCGATGATGCAGACATCCTAAGTGGTTGGAACTCAGAAGGCTTTGATATTCCCTATACCACCATGCGTATCACTCGTGTGCTCAGCAAAGACGACACACGTAGAATGTGCTTATGGGGGCAGGTGCCTAAGCAACGTATGTTTGAACGTTTTGGTGCAGAAACACTTACATTTGACTTGGTTGGTCGTGTTCACCTAGACTACATGCAACTGTATCGCAAGTACACATACGAAGAACGCCACAGTTATTCACTTGATGCTATTGCAGAATACGAACTAGACGAGCGCAAGACACAGTATGAAGGCACCCTGGATCAGTTGTACAACAAGGACTTCAAGGAGTTTATTGTGTACAACCGACAGGATACCATGCTGTTGAACAAGCTGGACAAGAAACTAAAGTTCCTGGATCTAGCCAACGAACTGGCACATGAAAACACAGTGTTGCTACAGACCACAATGGGTGCTGTAGCGGTTACCGAGCAAGCAATTATCAACGAAGCACATCAACTGGGACTAATCGTTCCTAACAGAAAGGGTAGAGATGATCAAGGTGACACACAAGCGGCAGGTGCCTAT